CGTTTCTTTTCTTCGGTAAGGGTGATGGTGGCTTGGTTGAGGGTGCTGATGACTTCGTTCTTTTGTTCGAGCTGGGCGCGGAGTTCGCTGGTCTCAGTGTCAAGGATTTGATGCAATGTTTCCTCCCTTTTCATATAATATTCATGTATTTCACCTGCTTTCTTGGTCTGTGCTTTCAAGCAGAGAAGTTTGAAGCATCGGATTGTGAGTTTGATGGTTTGTTTGTTGTGGCCGCCATGTTTTTTTGGTTTATCAGAACCGGATTTGTTTGGTGAGTGAGGTAGTTGGTCTTCATCGCTATCATCTGATGTGACAATTTTATAATCTACGCTGATTTTGAAATTGCTTTCAATCAATAATCTTGCGGCTACTTTTTGTGTGAATCCAAGCCATCTCCATACATCATCTAAATCAACCACAAAGTCAGTATTCTTATCATAATTGAGGTAACAATAAAAACTAGTAACAAACAATTGCTGTTCGAATGTGCTGAAGTTTTCTTGAAGTTTCGCAATGAGAATGTTGTTATATTTTCGAGACAACCTTGTAATCGGATTTTTCTCGATGAGTTCGACGATATTGAGAGTCTCGGAAGAGGCGGTGCAGACAGAAGAAGCAGAGGACATCGTTATGAGCGTATGTTATACTATGTATATACGGATGTCTTTAAGTTGTTTTCAGATACACAAGCAAGATTATACAAGCAAGATTGTAATAGTAATTATTACATAAAATTGAACTGAACTGAAACCGAATAGATTGATGATACGTTTTTACATGATGCCTGAATTCACACGCGATTTGGATGATTTGGTTTCTCATTTCAAGACATCAAAATACAATCTAATAAGACACTTGGACAGAAACTACCGAGATAATATCCATTATATAAAATCACCACTTAAAGTGGTAGACGCTACGAAAAAACAAAATGGAGGACAAAATCGAATCGTATATATGCTGACGGAAGAAGCATTTGAACTATTCAAGAACTCGTTTAATTTCAGAAACAAATACATTGTTGCTGCGTCAGAGAAAGCACATGTTGTCAGATTTTCGATGTGCATCGAGGGGCAGACTATCGGGTTTATTGAAAACACGTATCGAGGCTTACGTGCTATGTCGCGTCAGTTTCAGATTGGAACTTATCGGGCTGACTTGTGCTTTACGGACGATTTGATTGTCGTGGAATGCGATGAATACGGACATCACGACCGGTATGAAGCGGAGGAGATGGCGAGAGAAGAATTCATCAAGAATCAAGGTTACGCAATTATTCGCTACAATCCGAACGAAGCAGGGTTTGACTTATCGGATGTGTTGAATAGGATAAATAGGCGGTTGTTGTCGCTTTTATAAATCAAAAGCGGATTTTATAAAAGCGATGGGTCGGAATACGGTCGCTTTTACATTTGAAAAGCGATATTTATGAAAGCGATGGTGGAATCCGGTGGCGCTTTTATATAAAAAAGCGAAAAATCGGGTTAAAATGCTAATTTTGGCATCTTGCTTTGGACGCGCCCAAAGCAACTTTCCCTCACCACTTGCTCTTCTTGACATTAATCTTCGGCGCCTTACTGTTTTTCGCAGCATTAGGGTCATACGACTGCTCGCCTTCATCGTCAGAACCGAGATTCTTCGATATTTCCCAGAACTCTTTACTGCCCAGCTTGAATGGCCCGTGCTGTTGTGCCTTATACCAGAAGATTTGGTCTTGTAATTTGTTCGATTTCGCGTTATTATTGATGACCAGACACTCATAATTCTCGGTACACTGGTCCATGACCTGAGTAAAGCTCTCAAAAGTGGGGAACATGCCAGCATAGTTGTCATAGATTCGCTTACGGTTCGCAATATATGGCTCGCGGAGAATAAAAACGTAGTCGATATTGGTGCGGAGATTTGGAGGGATACCCAGGGGATATTGCATTGTGATGACTAACATGACCTTCCAATGACGCCCGTTCATGAAGAGGAGGCGCATCATCACGTCCTTCGTCCATTTGTTATCATACAGACAATCATCCAAAACGACGAATGTACGAGGGTCAATGGATGATTTCTTGTATGTATCCATATCCTTTTTGACCTGCTTTAACACTGCTTTTTGGCGCTTGAGAATGTTTTCTATGATTGCGGTGTTATACGCGTCATGGATGAAGAGTTTTGGAACATGGGCTGCGAAGAAACCGTTACCTGCTTCTGTTCCTGAGATGACGGTTCCAATGGGGATATCTTGATGGTGAAACATAAGGTCCTGCACGAGGAAACTTTTGCCGGTATCACGACGTCCAATGAGAACGATTACGGGTCCCTTATTTTCGTCAGGTCGAAAACTGATGGCCTTCATATCGAACTTGGCGAGTTCTAAATTCATGGTGATGTATGGAACACCGATGTAATGGAATGTAATAAAAATGGAATATATTATTTTTATTACGTTTATACGAATGGAATCGAACGCCCGTTTAAATCGAATATAAAACTTCTAGGTATCAATCATATTACATTTAGGAACAAATATGTCTTCTTCGCCTACGTCTACGGCATCCACGGCATCCACGCCATCCACGACATTTCAACTTCATTACCGAAAACATAAATATACACCGGAGACAATTGAACCCGCATTATTGTATGATATTCAGAATTATATTCCGATTTACTCGCGATTCTTCGATATTAATGAAACCAATTATAACGGAATCCAGTTGAATCAAAAGTATTATTTACAAAACATTATTTCACATCCGTCGCAGATTATGGAGAGTGGGCGTAACGACCGGGATGACCGGGATGACCGCGACGACCGGGATGACCATGACACGAGTCGCTCTCTAAACCATTTGGAAACAATCATTGCTGACGATAATGGCAACACGAGTAATGTCCCTATATTTGTGAAATATTCGCCATTGTTAGACCCTATCCGATACCTCTCTGGAAAGTATCAAGTTCAGGAGAATAAGACACGCACACTTCCTAAATACAATTCTACACTGGACGATTGTGAAGAGAAAATGTTGAATACAAACAATACATCCTATGTTGATGGGTTCTTCTCGTATTTGACAAGTCGTGTACTTCATACACACGGAGTCGTACATGGAGTGGATTATTACGGTAGTTATCTGTGTAAACAACGCGAGTTTTCCGCGAATGTCTTCGACGACATCGATTACTTAGTCGGGTGCGCTTTTTTCAATAACTATGAAAACGACCTTTTTTCGATTGACTACTCCCAATTTGGAGATGATATCGATGGCGAACTCTCTGATATGAACACAAATAAGTTGATGAAGATTCGAAACAAAATGAAGACACTCATTGGACCAACCGGTCAAGAGAGTTATCTACAAACCGACGATGATTTTCATAGTATGAAAAACCGTATCACCATATTGGACCATATCTCCGAGTCCGAGTCGGGGATGTGCGACGATACTGTTACGATTGAACCTGTATCCGTTGATGTGCTGGATATGGAGAGTATTGACCGTATCCAATCTGATACACCCGGAGACGCCGGTGCAGACGCACGCGCAGACGCCGGTGCAGACGCACACGCAGACGCGCTTGAAGTCGTCGATGTAGTCGTGAATGATGAAACCGATACGATTTCCAGTGTTGCATTACAACCAAAAAATCAAACAAGAGACCATGATGATATGAGTGATAGTGATTCATCCCAATCCAACTCGTCGTATACTACAATGAGTAATGACAATGAGGACGACCGCGACGACCTCAATCCACAGGATTCAATACAAGTGGATGATACGTCATTTGCAAAAGAAGACGAGGGCAAGGGCGAGGGCGAGGGCGAGGGCGAGGGCGATAGCAAGGGCGGCGAAAGCGAGACCGGAAGCGACACCGGAAGCGACACCGGAAGCGAAAGCGGGAGCGGGAGTGCGAGCAACAGCGACAGCGACACCGGAAGTTATGACAGCGACGATGAACAAATCATCGTGAAAATCAAAGACTTCCCGATTCAAGCCATCCTCCTTGAAAAATGCGTAAGCACACTTGACCGTATTATGATGACCGATGAACTCACAAAAGAAGAGTGGTCGTCGATTCTATTTCAAATCATCATGACGCTTATCATGTATCAAAAAATGTTCGAGTTCACGCATAACGACCTTCATACAAATAATGTAATGTTCATTGAAACAACCGAAGAGTTCCTTTATTATTTCTACGAAGACCAGTATTATAAGGTCCCCACCTACGGTCGCATTTTCAAAATCATCGATTTCGGTCGTGCAATCTATAAATTCCGAGGCGAACTCATTTGTAGTGACAGTTTTCATCCCAAAGGCGACGCCGCTACGCAGTACAATTTCCCACCCTATTATAACCCAGACAAACCAACAGTTGAACCCAATTTCAGTTTCGATTTATGCCGGTTTGCATGCGCACTCTTCGATTATTTCATCTACGATTTGCGCAAGGTGGAGAAACTATGCAAGTCCGACCCGATTATCAAGTTGGTCGTGAAATGGACGACGGATGACAAGGGGCGCAATGTTCTGTATAAATCGAATGGGGAAGAGAGGTACCCCGATTTTAAACTCTATAAGATGATTTCGCGGTCGGTTCATGGTCACATTCCATCGAATGAGATTCAGAATCCGCTTTTTGATACGTATAAGATAACGCATAAAAAATATAAGAAGCATGCGGCGTTGTCGGCCAAATTCCTGAAAGATGGTCGAAATACGCATATTCTTATGAATGTCGACGCACTGCCTAGTTATTCTGGTGGTGGTTGCGGCTGTTCAGAAACCTCGCCCGATGCGCAGGAAGTCCATTCTTCGCAATAAATTCGATATTCCTCATGGTCCATCCCATACTTGCGCCAGAATGACCGGTTTCCATGTTATCACCGACGAGTGTGACGATGCGGTCATCACCATAACTGAACATGAACCCGCGGTCTGAGGGTGGGCTGTATTGTGAGAGGTACTTCCAAACACTGATTTCTTTGTCACGGACTTCAGGTAATTGACCGACGCGAACAATCGAGCGCATTCCGTCGCGAATCATGTCTTCGGACCATTTGTCATTGAAATACGATAGATCGCACTGATTGACGGCGTCCAAGGTAAGAGGCCAGTATTCTTCTTCATCGGCAGTGGTGACTGGAGGACGTTCCATGTGAACGGAAACAGATTCAGGGGCGACGGAAGCAGAGGTGGTAGCGGAAGCAGCGACGGCGGTAGACATTACACGAATGAATGAATCATGCGTCCGAGATATCATAAACATAACATGTTCAATTTTATGTTTATGGCGTGAATATTAGCATTCGGATTCCATTCCATTCCATTCCATTCCATTCCATTCCATTCCATTATAATCGGGCAACCACTTTATCCAATACCACACCAACGACCACCCCCAGTGACAAACTACCTGACATAAACCCGACAATTGCCGTAATCAACGTAATAATCCATCGCCTATCAAACGACTGTGGTTTGAATATACTATCCCAGTCACCAGTCTTATACACGACAAGCAACATGACACCGACCACGGCAGCAATCGGAATCTCATTTATGGCGCGACTAAAGAATAGACCGATTACAATAAAAAGAATACTAGTTATCACAGATGAAAACTGGGTTTTGGAACCGTTGAATAAGTTCAATTTGCTTTGACCAACTAGTACACATCCACCAAATCCACCAGTTAGACCAGTCGCCACATTTGCGATACCTTGAACGACACTCTCACGAAATGAATCACCCTTAACACCAAGCGTGCTTTCTGCATCCCTTACCATAATAAGTGATTCTAGGAGACCCGTAAACGCCATCGCGGCCGAGAAAGGTAACATCTTCATGAGACTTTCTGCGTCATATTTAATGGTATTTGACGATATTGAATCGAGTGATATGATGGAAGGTAGTTCTGACTTTACATCTCCGATGTCTTTTACCCGGTCAATGTTATAATACTTGGTAAAAATATAAATAAACGCTGTTATCGCAAACATAGATACAAGTCCACCGGGTATATGAATGTGTTGGTCTTTGCTATGTGTGATTTTTATCACACCAAAGAATGCAATTAGAGTAGATATAATCGTAAAAAGGGTTGTATTCGCCATTTTTAAACCAGTTAACCATTTATGGTCTTTGTCCTTGAAATTATCCAGTTGATGAATTGCAATCAAACCGGCTAACGCGACTAAAAACCCAGACATAATGTGTTTTGGAACATAAGTTACGTACTTGTAAAGACCAGTTACAGCTGCTAAAATCTGCATGAAACCACCTGCAATCACAGTCGGAATAATATATTCTTTACCTAACAAGGTTGACACACCTGCGATAGAAGTCGCCACTGCAGCAGTGGATCCTGAAATCATTGTCGGCATTCCTCCGAATAACGATGTGATGAGTGACATTACCATTGTATTTTGTAATCCAGTATTTGGCGATAATCCCATGATAAATGCGAACGCAATCGATTCAGGAATCAATAATAATGCAATCGTGAGACCGGATAGAAACTCATTGACGAGTTGTGTGGGTGACGACGCCGTTATAGCATTCATTTTAGAACTAGTATACTATTATATCATCCTATAATAATACATTCTAATCTATTCCATTCCATATGTCATTTGCAAACACGGTTGCTATATTGGCCCCCATTGTAAATTGTATTCAACTCTTCCCACAATTGTATAAATCATACCAAACAAAGCATGTCGAAGATTTATCGCTTTACTCGTTATGTCTACTTCTATTGACTAGTGTGTTATGGCTACTTCACGGTTATTTCATTCAAGATACATCCCTTATGACGGCTGGTATCATAACAGTCACTGTAAACGTATTACTTCTTGTGTTGTTTTTCAAATATCATCATCACCAGCGATCGTAATCCATATAAACATAAAATCCGTTATTTATTTATTGTTATTGTATATAAAATGGCACGTGATACGATTAAAATCGAAGGCGTGACATATGATATAACCGATTTTAAGCATCCTGGCGGCAATATTATTCAG